GTTTGTAGTACCATCCGCATGCGTCTCGAGTCCACTTTGTGGCTCAAGAACATCAGTAAATGGCCATGTCATGTCTTCATCATCTGAATAGCACAAACATTTGCACCACATTTCAGATTGTTTGCAGTAATCACATAACCATCCCGAGGTATCCACCTCTACAGATTTTCGGCTCTGTTCCACCTTCGTTGTTTTATTATTATTACAATTATTTTTACAACTAGTAACACAATTTATTACTTGTACATATTTCTGCGTTATAAACATGTATGCAGCACATTTTAGCGTAAACTAGATATCAATTCCAGTACGCAAGTACAAGTTGTCAAGCCTAATGTATACATATAAACATGCAAAATACACAAAACATTGGTAACCAATAACAACAAGGTCCTACTTTTACCCTCTTCGGTTTTTACCTAGAGACCGCCGGACATCGCGGGTCAGTTCTTCATGGATCTTCCACATTCCTGCTTTTTCGAACGCAAAATTTACGCCCTGAATGTACAAAGGAACCAAGAAGTATTGTGCGCAAATATCATAATACTGACAAGCTAGTACAATATGGAAATTTGGTCCGATTACTAAGGCTAAGAAATAAATCCAGCCACGTGTCGGAAAACCAAACTCCCATGACACTTTCTTGGAAGTAATTAGATAAATACACACAAAAATGTGAACTAAAGATAGATATTTAGCCACATGTTCCCACCAAAAATGAATGTCATAAGCAGATCCTCTACAAGGTTGCTCTTCATTCAATGGTGGTTCAATGCCGCACTGGTTGTCCAGTTTGGCTATGAGCGGTACATTGTAAGTTTCACAAAATCTGTCAACACACTCTTCGTATGTAACATCTAACTGTGTGCACCCGTGTGCGATACCTGCTCTCTCAGCAATTTCCTTCATTTGAGCTCTACGGAGCTCATACTTTTCCTTCCCATGTGCAAACCACTCTCTAAGAGCACCATCTATGTTGCTGATACACTGTTCCTCATTGGAAACAGCTTTCGACTTCAACACAGAATGCAAACTCTTGAAAATGGACATTTCGTCTAATGCACCCATGATCAAACCAGTCTCTGGATTTATGACATTTTTCCGCTTCAATAAATCAGCTTCTTCATCTGTCATATATTCAGTAGGCTCTGACTCCTTATCAGGCATGGTGAACTTCATGTCTCTGTCAGCCAAAAATTTGGCCACAGAGATATGATTAAATTCATCCCAGCCTTCCTTTACGGAACTCTTTGCGTCATCTCCATATGTAATCAATGAACACACACTCTTAAAATCTGGAAGATCTTTACGATCTTTACAGATGTGAAAGTATGCGCATCGAAACAATAATGAATTGACGATAGAATTGATATAGACAGTCAGATTTTGACCAGAAGGATTTGATCCAACATGTTGGATGTAATCACCATTGTAGGCCATCAGCGGCTGACAAATGTCAGACGCTAATCCCTCCATAATGCATACATCATCATCAGTATAATTTCCACTCTCGCGAGCCAAATCAATTAAGATTCGGAACGCAGCGTACATCAACTGACTCGACATGCGAAGGTCATATTTGCTGTAATCACCTGCGAGTATACGGTTCGACCCGTACTTTCTTACCTCACGCGCCAGTTGATCCCATTCGGGACCTTGCGCGTTGATACCCACTGCACACTCAGATACAATTGGGTATATGGATAAAACTCGCACAATTGGCAAAAAGTACATCCTAATTCCAAGCTGCAACGTCAATGGTGCAGCTTGGAATACCCTAATTTTGTCCTTCTCCAAGTCTGTAGGCTCATCCTTCAATGATGACTTGAAAACGGCATAAGCTCTTTTTCCAGCACGATAAATATCGCACATGGAATCAAACTCTTTCCAAAACATTTCATCCAGTTCCCTAGGGAATTGATGGCCTGGGTAGTCTTCAGGATTTAACTCAACAATATATTCCGATTTTGGTCCAGTCAACGGAAATCCGACGACTGTTTTCATGGACATTGCATCCACAAAGCGAACACCATCACGGCCACATATTGTTTCCATTCTTGTCAATTTAACCATACCCCTTCGAATGTAGTCATTCTTGCGAACAAGCAAAACTAGGGGTTCCTTGTAATCAACGACTGCGCGTTGCAACAAATGTCCTTCCATTCCCATGGAAGGTCGACAAGATTGTTCTAAGGAGACTTGCCAAGGTCTCCAAGACGGTCGATTAAATTTAGGCTTTCCCCATTTCTGGGGTACACCACACACCTCCTCGACCAGAGGTGAGATTTTTGTTGGTACAACTTCTGAATTATACTTTGTTCTGCCAGTAACAGAACCAAATACATCAATATTGCTATCAACAGGCAAAAAGCGAGTAGGACTCTTCCAATGAACAGTGGGACCCTCATAGAAGGTTTTACCATACTGTTCTTTCAACACAGTACCTTGACTTTTTGCAACAAGAACACCCTCCTTTGTACGGAGGTTGCTCTCAGCCGCTTCGAGCATCTGACGCGTAACAGCGCCTGCTCCTCCACGACGTCCACTTCCACCGAGGTGGAATCCGATAATCTGCTTCCGAACAGAATCGGATACCCAAGTTCCCATACACAATCCCTTGAATGTTTCTGTCTCCAATATATAATTGAAGCCAAGAAAATTCGAAGCGTGTGTACGTACGATACCTGGGTTCAAACGGGCTTTAAATTCGTGTCTGTTTCCATCACGTGACTTCCAAATCATAGTGGCGATAACAGAGCGATACTCCTCTTCAGCAAAATATGGTGTCATATCCTTAACACTCCAAGTGTTAGGAATCCATACTGCTACAAGATCAGT